ATGACCTTGTCCGCGACCATCAACGCCCACCAGCTGAAGCTCCTCATCGACAAGACCGTCGAGCACATCGGCTACGAGGACCTGGAGCCGCTGCACGGCATCCGCCTCGACGTCGACAGTCAGTACCTGTACGCCGTCGCCACCGACCGGTTCACGGTCGCCGCTGCCCGCTACCGGTTGGACGACGGCGACCAGAACCAGGAGCCGTGGGCGCGCCTCATTCCCGCCGGCCAACTTCGCACCCTCCGCGAGTGGATCGACACGATGAAGGGCGCCGAACACATCACCGTCAGCACCGCCAAGAACCGCCTCGTCTTCGACGGCCCGCTCGCCGACCTCACCATCACCGTCGACCCGAGCCTGGAGTTCCCGGACTGGCGGGGACTGCTCCGCGGGATCGCCGCCCAGACCGTCGACGGTGAACCGTTCCCCGCTCTCAACTCTGCTTTCCTGAAGCGTTGGTCGGCGGCTGGCCAGAGTCTTCGCACCCGGGTCACTGCCGATCGGAAGGCGGTCCTGTTCTTCGGCGAAGACTTCATCGGCGCGCAGATGCCGTCCAACGGCGGCAGCATCGGCCCGGTCAAGGAGCAGACGTTCGAGTCCGCTCACAGCCTGTGGCTGTGGACCCTCGCCGCGGGCGGCACCGACGTCGACATGGCCAGCCTGCCGAAGCCCGAGGGCTCTCGCTTCGAAGCACCGAAGAGCGTTGAGGACACCGGCGAGACACTCCTGCGGGAAGTCCTCCGGTCCACACGCGACGTCACCGACTACGACACCGACCGCGAACTGTGGCACGCCCACATTCGCATCGCCGTCGCGAACTGGATGGCCTTCCGCTACCTCGACGCCCTCCACAACGTCGACCCGCGTGAAGCGCAGGACGTCGTCGCAGACGTTGCTGAGCAGCTCGACTCCGGCGAGATCGGCGAGTGGGCGTGGTGCGCTGCCGAGGAGGCCGGTCACAAGCCGCAGCAGTGGCAGGACGACTACGAGAAGGCGGTCGTGGAGCAGAACGCGAAGACGGCGCCTGCTTGGGCGGAGCGTCTCGCCCTCTCCCTGAACGCCGCACGCCTGGCCGACATCACCTTCACGGTCGCCTCGAACTCGCACGTCGCCTTCGACGAGGCGACCGGCCAATGGGCGGCGGTCAAGCCGCAGCCGGCCGACTCCGCCGCCTGATCCACCACCGCACAGACCGGTCGCGTCGAGTCCCCCCACCTCCGCGACCACCCAGGGCGTCTCGCCCCGCACCACACCCCCCGGTCGAGGCGAGACGCCCACCCATCCGCACACCCGAAAGCAGACCTCATGGATGCCAGCAGCCTCACCGTCACCGCCGAAGCCGCACGTCACGCCCTATGGCGCTACGACCGGACCGGTGGCGCCCAGCCCGGCACTTTCACCCAGCACCTCATGGCCGCCATCGAGAGCGCCGACATGCGCAACCGAGCCATCCTCCGCGAGACCTACCCCGAACTCTCCGAAGCCCTCCGCCTCGCCCGCTACGACGAGGACGGGCTCGCCAAATTGCAGGCCATCGCGAGCGGGGTGGCAGCGTGACCACCGCCCTCACGTATCCGTCCGGCGCTGTCCTCGCCCTCAGCCCCGACGCGCCCCGCGACGAGTGGCACGCCGTCCGCAAGACCGGCATTGGCGGCTCCGACATCGCTGCGATCTGCGGCCTCAACAAGTGGACGTCCCCGCTCGAGATCTGGCTGAAGAAGACCGGCCAGCACGTGCCCCGACGCGATAACCCCACGTTGGACGAGGCCGCCGAGATGGGCCACGAGCTCGAGCCCGTCACAGCCCGCCGCTTCACCAAGAAGACCGGCCTGCCGATCTACGACAACCCCGGCACCCTGCGCCTGCCCGATATCCCGTGGGCGATCGTCAACCTCGACCGCACCACCGAGGAAGCAGGCCTGCCCGGCGTCGTCGAGCTGAAGTCCCGCTCGAGCTACGCGCTGGCCGACTGGGAAGACGACACGCCCGTCGACGTGCAGGTGCAGACCCAGTGGCAACTCCTACTCACCGGCTGGTCCTTCGGCTACAGCGCCGCCCTGATCGGCGGACAACGCACCATCGTCCACCGCATCGAACGCGACGAGCAGCTCATCAACGACCTCCTCGCCATCGCCGCCGAATTCTGGGGCTGGGTCGAGACCGGCACGCAGCCGCCTCTCGACGGATCCCGCGCCACCGGCGACGTCCTCGACCGGATCCACGCCAACCCGAAGCGCATCGACGCAGTCGCCGACCCGGCCGAGGTCGAGAAGTGGCTGACCGCGCGACGCCTGGCCAAAGCCCAGCTCGAGGCCGCTGAAAGCGCGCTCACCGAGGCCGACAACCACCTCAAGCAGATCGCCGGCGACGCCACCGATGTCTACATCCGCGGCGAACTCGCCTACACGTGGCGCCCCCGGCGCGGCCAGATCAGCTGGAAGGCCGCCGCCCTCGAGGCCAACCCCGACCTCGACCCCGAGCCCTACCGGGGCGAAGACACCCGCACCCTCAACGTCGTCATGGAGCAGCAGTGACCAACGATGCCCGCAACGCCGTCGCCCGCCGCGCCGAGAACGTCGGCCAGCTCGAGCAGAACGGCGAGCAGAAGAAGCCGACCATGGCGCAGCAGATCGAGCGAATGAAGCCGGAGCTTGCGCGCGCCCTGCCCAAGCACATGGACGCGGACCGCATGGCCCGCATCGCCTTGACGCTGCTCCGCAAGAACCCCGACCTGGCCGATTGCACCACCGAGTCGTTCCTCGGCGCGCTGATGACCTGCAGCCAACTCGGCTTCGAGCCGGGCTCCCCGACCGGGGAGGCGTACATCATTCCCCGCAAGGGAGAGGCCGAGTTCCAGCTCGGCTACCAGGGCATGGTGACGCTCTTCTACCAGCACCCGATGGCGTCATCGGTGAAGGTCGAGACCGTCCGGGAGAACGACTACTTCGAGCACGAGGAAGGCCTCGAGGAGACGCTCGTTCACCGCCCCTGCAAGACGGGCCCGCGCGGCAAGGCGGTCGCCTACTACTCCGTGGCCCGCCTGATCAACGGCGGCCGGACCTTCAAGGTCATGTATCCGGCGGAGATCGAAGAACGCCGCCAGAAGATGCAGTCCGGCAACAGCCCGGCCTGGCGGAACCACTACGACGAGCAGGCCAAGAAGACGGTGCTGCGCAACCACTTCAAGGCCCTGCCGAAGTCCGCGTCACTGGCCCGCGCCATGGCCCACGACGGCACCGTCCGCACCGACCTCGCGGCCGACGCCATCGACGTCCCGCCCGAGTACCTCAGCGAGCCGCAGCGCCCCGAACTCGGCGCCGGCGCCACCGACTAGCCCGCACATCGGAGGCCGGCCGCGGGCAATGCGGCCGGCCCCTCGACCCAAGGACATCACATGACCCGTCGTCTGTCTGTTGCCGAGCGGCTCGCGTCCACGGAGAAGGACGCCCTCCTCGACGACATCGCCAAGCACTCCGAGTGGGACCGGTTCCTCGTCGAGCAGGCCGTCCTCCACTTCGGGGCCGTCGTCACCGAGTTCTCCTGCAACGACCTCCGGGACGTGCTCCCGGACCTGGGGCCAGGCTTCCTCGGCGCCGCCATCAACTCGCTGCGGTCTGCCGGGATCATCATGCGCACCGGGCAGGACGTGCCCTCCACCTCAGGCCCCACCAAGGGGCACGGGCTGAAGGTCTGGACCCTGACCGCCAAGGGCCGGGCCATCGCCGCCAAGCGCCGTGCCGCCCGCCAGCAGCAGGCGGAGGCAGCGTGATGGCCCGCCTGGAGCACCAGCCCCTCACCCGCCTGTACCTGGCCCTGATCGCCGCTGGTGCCGTCGTCGGCGCCATGACCGCAGCCGTGACCTGCCTCGTCGAGGCGCGCGGGAGGCGGACGTGAGCCCCATCGCCGACTGGGTGATCAACCTGATCGCCGACCACCCGGTCCCCGTCGTACTCGCCCCAGCGACCTTCGTCGCCGTCTGGTGCGGACTCAACGCCATCAGCCAGCAGGTGGAACGGCGGCGGGAGCGGCGCGCGGAAGCCCGCGCCATCCACCAGATCGAACTCTTCGCCAACGACCCCGACAACCACCGGAAGGAGAAGCCATGAACACCAAGTCTCTTCCGGAGCACGGCACCTACGCCCGCGGTAACGGCGCCCCTGGCTACCGCGAACCCTGCTACTGCGGCCCCTGCCGAAAAGCCGTGCGCCGCGGACGCAAGAAGTACAACGTCAACCGGCAACTCGGCCAGCCCGCACTCGTCGATGCGACTCCAGCCCGCGAGCGACTCCAGCTCCTCCAACTGACCATGACCGGGGCGCAGATCTGTGCGGCCACCGGATGCCAGGCAGACAACCTTCGCTATATCGCCGACGGGCGCCGCAAGCAGATCCGCCGCAGCACCCTCAACCAGATCCTCGCCGTGCAGGTCGAGCAATCCGCACCCGGCAAATACGTCGACGTCACCGGCACGCGCCGTCGCATCCAGGCTCTTCGCGCCATCGGCTGGTCCGCAAGGGTCATCGCCGAAAAGGCCGGCAGTGCTGAGGCCCGCATCCAGCTCATCGCATCGGGAGCGCAGCCCACCGTCCGCCACTTCCTGGCCGTGAAAATCGTCCGGACCTTCGCCGAGCTCCACCAGACACCGGCACCCCCCGGATGCAGCGCCACCATCACCAAGAGGCACGCCCTCGCCAACGGCTGGGCGCCGCCCGGAGCCTGGGACGACATCGACGACCCGGCCGCCATGCCCGACTGGACCGGCTGCTGCGGCACCGACCGCGGTTGGTGGCTCCACAGCGTCAACAACATCCCCGTCTGCCTGGCCTGCAACGCCGCCCACCAGCAGTGGAAGAACGACCGCGCCCACCTCAGCCACAAGGACCGGTGGGCGGAATTCGGCAAAGCCAAGGCCGCCGCCTCGAACCGCGGCGCCGCCATCGCCCACGACGCCCGCGAACTCATGCACGTCAGCGGACTCGACTACGAACAGGCAGCCGAACGACTCGGCATCACCCGCCAGCACCTCCAGCAGGAACTGATCCGCCACCCCGAGACGACCGAGGCGGTGGCGGCATGAACGGGCATCGCGTCGGCGCCGGCACCCGCGAGCGCCTCTACGTCTCCACCACCAGCACCTACGACCCGCACAACGACCTCGACTTGATCGCCATCGAGTGTGCGCTCAACGGCGAACCCGTGCAGCTCACCCTCGCCGAAAAGATCTACGCCGCGCGCATCCTCGACAGTCGCGGCGTCGCGCTCAAGGCCATCAGCCAGCAGGTCGGATCCGACCACTCCACCGTCCAGGGCTGGAAAGACAACGGCTGGAAGCCCGGCGGAGGTCACCCCCGAAGCCGCACCCGCACACCCCGGCCCGAACCGGTCTGCGGCGAACCCCGCATGTACCGCCGCCACCTCAAGGCCGGCGAGCGCTGCGAAGTCTGCAGAGCCGCCAACGCCGCAGCAGACCGCCGCTACCGGCTCACCGGCAGCCGCAACGAGGTGGTCGCGTGACCCCCGCCGAGCGGCACGCCGCCATCGCCAAATACGACCGGCAGGGGCTCTCCGCCCAAGCCATCGCCGCGATCCTCGACTGCACCCCGCGCACCGTCCACCGCGCCCGCGCCAAACGACGGGCTAACGGAGACAACTGGACCTGGGCACTACCCGAGCCCGACGAAGTCGCCATCGAACGGGCCGCGTCAGGAGACCAGCCCGCCAGTCTCACGTGGATCGAACGACGCGCCGCCTACGCGCTGTGTGACCAGCGGGGCGTACCGGCCCGGATCACCGCCTCCCGGCTCGGCGTCACCAGGCAGTCCGTCTACTACGCCCGCAGCCGCCGCCAAGCCGCCTAGCCCGGACATGACGAAGCCCCGCCGAGGCGGGGCCGGAGGAGGAGGGGACGTGACGTCAGTCGGAGTCTGCGGCGTCGGCGAGGACGCGTTCCTCGCCGAGGGCCTCAAGCGCGCGCTCGTAGAAGTCCATGCCGACGATGACGGCCACGCGCTTGCTGCGGCTGGTCAGGACGGTCGTCTCGTCGTAGTAGCGGGCCCGCTCGATCGCCTCGGCGAGGGAGTTGCGGACCTCGGCGATGGGCTTCTGGTGCTCCGTCTTCTCCGCGCTCATGTCGGGAGTGTACCTCACGACCATGATGTACATGAGCGCGGTGAACGCTATGATGTACATGAAGCTGTGAACCTCCGGACGAATTGCTCCGGAAATGCCAGCCCGAATTGCCATGCGCAATCGACATTGCTCTTCCAGATCGAGGGACAAATGGCCGTCTCCAAACGACTCCGGTACGAGATCCTCCGCCGGGACAACCACACGTGCCGCTACTGCGGCGCCACTGCCCCCGACGTCCCGTTGCGCGTCGATCACGTCACCCCGGTCGCGCTCGGCGGCACCGATACGCCCGGCAACCTCGTCACCAGCTGCGAGCCCTGCAACAGCGGAAAGAGCTCAAGCAGCCCCGACGCTACCCACGTAGCCGACGTCTCGAACGACGCCCTCCGGTGGGCCGCAGCCATGACGCGAGCCGCGGAAGTCCTGCTCGAACAAGAGAAGCCGAAGGACGCCTACAGGGAAGCCTTCCTCGCGGAATGGAACCGCTGGGGTGTCGGCGAGGGCAAGAAGCGGAAGACGGTCGGACTCCCGGGCGACTGGAAGCCCAGCATCGAGCGCTTCCGTGTCGCTGGCCTTCCGTCGTGGGTGTGGGGCGAGATCGTCGACACCGCCATGGGGTACGACAAAGTCCTCCAGGCCAACAAGTTCAAGTACTGCTGCGGCATCGCCTGGAACAAGGTCACCGAACTGCAGGTCGAAGCGCGCCGCCTCGTCGGTGGCCGCAACTCCACAGAGAGCACCGCCCCGATCCCGGCAGCCCTTGCCGACCTCGTGGTCGAGGTGTGGCGCCGCGAGGCAGATCAGGGACTCACTGCCGAGCAGGAAGCCGAACTGCGAGCGCACGTAATCGAAGTCGCTGAGACCGAACTCGACGAGGAGGAGGTCCTCAAGGGCATCAAGTACGCAGCCTGGTTTGGCGAGTTCAGTATCGACGGCGGACTCGCTCGCGCCATGGCTGACGAAGACCACGTTGAGGTCATGCGGTGGGAGTTCGCCTGGAGCGCAGCTTCCGGGAAGCACCCGACGGAAGCGCAGTCGGCCACCTACGAGGCTCATCGACAGGCTCTGCGGAAGGCTGGGGCAAGCAACCTCGTCCTGGCCACAGCATCGGCCGTGGCCGGCTTCGCCCTCTCTTGCGTACCCCACTTCGGAATCTCCGACGACCACCTGAAGCTCGCAGGCATCAACGCCAAGCGGCAAACCGCTGAGGACTTCTGGGCGTTGGCCTTCGTCGCCACGGCGGCTCGATGGCCAACCGAAGAGGAACGACACAAGTTCAGGGCACAGCTTGACCGGCTGACAGATGAGGGCGGCTACCTCATCTTCGATGCCAACGCGGCTGCGGTTGGGGCCGGCGCCGCACAGGAAGCCGACCTCTACTGGAACGTGCCACGGCAGTTCTCGGCCCTCCTCGCCGCAGCCAAGCCGCTTGCTGGCGGTGAGAACTGATGGCCCGCATCCGCTCCATCAAGCCCGAACTCCGCACCTCCATCACCGTGTCCCTGTGGCCGCGCGAGGTCCGCTACTTCTTCATCCTGATCTGGGGCTACCTCGACGACTACGGGCGCGGAGTCGACGACGAACTCCTCATCGCCTCCGACTGCTTTCCCCGCGACCGCGACGTCACCCCCGAGGTCGTCGACGGCTGGCTGGAGACCATCGCCGAGGCCGGCCCGCTGTGCCGCTACGAGGTCGACGGCCGCCGCTTCCTGCACGCCCCGAACTGGCGTGAGCACCAGAAGCCGTCGCACCCCACCAGGTCGAAGATCCCGCCCTGCCCGGAGGACGAGCCGGAGGACTTCAAGAGGTGGCGCGAGGCCAATCCTCAGCGCCTCCGGAATCGCTCGCGAAAGTCTCGCGAGTCCTTCGCGAAGATCCCCGAGCCCTCCGCAGGACCCTCCGGAAGCCTCTCCGGAGGCCCTTCCGAGGCCCCCGGCGGCGGGCATGGACATGCCGAACCGGCACCTGCCTCGGATGACACGGTCGAGCCCGACGAGGGTGAAGAAACCCCAGCTCACGCCTGGTACGACGACGCTCCCGAATCTCTCCCGAACTCCTCCGGAAACGCTCCGGAGCATTTCGTCCCTGAGCAAGGGAGCAAGGGAGCAAGGGAGCAAGGGAGCAAGGGAGAGGGGGGTGTGGGGGGAAGCGGTCGATTCGACCAGCAGCGGCAGGAGTCGCAACCCGCCTCCCGGCCTGACAGCCGGACCTCCCTCCACGAGATCCCCGACGACTTCGCAATCACCGACGTGGAACGTCGCTGGGCCCACGCCACCTACCCCGCCCTCGACCCCGACTTCGAGACCCAGCAGTTCATTCGCTACTGGCGCAGCGAGGGCCGCCGCAAGCGCAACTGGCACGACGCCGCCAAGCGGGCATCCGAACGCGCCACCCGCCCCCAGTTGCGCTCTGTCGGAGGCACCGGCTCCCGCGTCGACTCCCACACCGCAGACGACTACACCAACTCGAAAGTCGAGGACCTGTTCGCATCATGACCACCACCGACCACGACGCCTGGCGAGCCGAGGCCCAAGCCGAAGCCGTCGCCAACCGCCTCCAAGCCTTCCTCGACCGCCGCCCCGCCGCCTTCGAAGAACCCGGTCAGCTCCGGGCCGACGTCCGCACCTGGATGGACGGCTACCTGGCCGGCCGCCACGGATCACTCATCCTCACCGGCGAGATCGGCACCACCAAGACGTGGCACCTGTGGAAGCTCAACGAAACCCTCCTCCGCCGCGGCTGGCAGGGCCTGTTCCGCATCGCCACCACCTACGACGTCAAGGTCGCCACCGACCGGCCCGTCGACCACGAGGCGCTCACCCGATGGCGCGAGGCGGACCTGTACGCCATCGACGACCTCGGGGCCCGCGCCGTCAACGACTGGACAGCCGACGCCATCAGCGAACTCATCGACAGCCGCTGGCAGAACCGCCGGCCGACCGTCATCGCAACGAACCTGACGACCGGCGAACTCCGCAACGTCCTCGGCGACCGCGCCGCCTCACGCATCGGCGACGGCGCCACCGTCGCCCGCTTCACCGGCGCCGACCGCAGGAAGGGCAACACCCAGTGACCCACGAAGACTTCGAGCCCGAGCCGCACCGCGAATCCCGGACCCCTCACGACCTGGCCGCCGAGATGGCCACCCTCGCCTCGATGCTCCTGTCACGCGACGCGATCGCCGACGTCACCGAGATCATCAAGAACCCGGCCGACTTCTACCGGCCCGCCCACCAGACGATCTTCAGCGCGATCGTGGTCCGCTACCTCGACGGTGCACCCGTCGACCCGATCGTCCTGGCCGACGACCTGACCAAGACCGGCGACCTCAGCCGAGTAGGAGGCGCCTCCTACCTGCACCACCTCGTCCAGCAGGTGCCGAGCGCCACGAGCGGCGAGTACTACGCCGAGATCGTCCGCGAGAAGGCCGTCCTGCGGAACCTGCAGTCCGCCTGCAACCGCACCCTGCACGTCATCGCCGACGGCACCGCCGAGACTGGTGAACTCCTCGACGACCTGCGAGCCGAGGTCGACGGCATCGCCGACGACACCAGCCGCGGAGACGAAGACACCCTCATCGGCGCCGACGGCGAAGACTTCCTGGAGCAGCTGGAAGAGCTGCAGAAGAACGGGCCGGCCCGCGGAGTGAAGACCGGATTCACGGACTTCGACTCGCTGACCAACGGCCTCCAGCCCGGCCAGTTGATCGTCATCGCCGCGCGTCCCGCCATCGGCAAGTCCACGCTCGGCACCGACATCGTCCGCCACGCGACGATCGTCGAAGGACTGCCGGCCGTGTTCTTCAGCCTGGAGATGTCCCGCACCGAGCTGAAGATGAAGATCGCCTCCGCTCAGGCGCGTGTCGCCCTGCACCACCTGCAGAGCCAGAACGGCATGACGGACGACGACTGGACGCGCCTCGCCAAAGCCTGGCCGATGATCAACGCCGCGCCGCTCGACATCGTCGACGACGCCGGACTGACGCTGACGAAAATCCGATCGCACTGCCGGCGCATCAAACGCAAGCGGGACCTGCGGCTCGTCGTCATCGACTACCTCCAGCTCATGGAGGGCGAGATGTCCGGACGCAGCGAAAACCGGCAGCAGGAAGTCGCGAAGATCAGCCGAAGTCTGAAGAAGCTCGCCGCAGAGCTCCAGGTCCCCGTGATCGCCATGTCGCAGCTGAACCGCGGCGCCGAACAGCGCACCGACAAGAAGCCCCTGCTGTCCGACCTTCGGGAATCCGGGGCCATCGAGCAGGACGCCAACATGGTGATCCTTCTCCACCGCGAAGACGCCTACGACCGCGAGAGCCCCCGGGCCGGCGAAGCCGACTTCATCGTCGCCAAGAACCGCGGCGGCCCCACCGCGACCATCACGACCGCGTTCCAAGGCCACTACAGCCGCTTCGTCGACATGGCGCAGACATGACCGACTCCTGCCCCAACTGCTGCGAGCGCGGCATAACCCCGGCCGCCGAACGACGTCGCGGCGACTCGATCGTCCACGGCTACCAGTGCCCCGCCTGCGGACACCAGTGGGCCACCAGCCGGCTCCTGTCGGCGTACTCCGAAGTCCACCGCGCCGCTGACCGCCGACGACGTCCCGCCGCTTGACCTCGCCCGTTGACCCGCGCCCACCCCTCCGCCGCCTGACCTGCCAACACGCCACCCCAACAACAGGTCCGCACCAACACCACACCGCCACTCACACCGGGAGAACACCCCATGACCAGCACCCGAACCCCGTACTGCACCAAGATCCGCTACGGCATCACCGGCGCCCCGATCCTCACCGGCGACGAGATGGACGGCACCTTCGCCCCAGGCGTCGGCATCGTCCCGAACCTGATCGAACTCGTCTACAGCCCGGCCCGCGACGGCAAGCCCGCATCCGTCACCGCTTCCGTGACCGGCGCATGGACGCGCTTCGGCGAGCGCAACCCGGACGGGTTCGGCGGACAGATGACGACGCACTTCACCAAGAGCCTCGACTCCTGGCCCGCCTGGCTCGCCACCGAGGCCCGCCTCCACGACCCCGCTGTCGTTTCCGCCCGTTGACCCCCACCCCCGCACCACCACACCCCTGAAAGGCCAGGCCAAGACCATGACCATCGACGAGGAAGAGCGCGAGGCACGCGCTACCGCGATCGCTCAACTTCTGAGCTCCGCCGAGACCGCGACCGAGATGAACGCGCTCACCCGCGTCGGAATCCGCTCCGGATTCCTCTGGCGCTGCCCGCGCTGCAAGGAACCCCAGTACGCCAACCGGGACGCCTGCTGCGGCCAACCGCGGCCCGCTGTCTGACCGTCTGCCGCGGCTACCCGGACACGGGACACCCGACAGACCCCACCCACACCCAGACCCGCTGACCAACACGGAGACGACCATGACCCAGCCCCTCACCGAGCAGCAGCTCGACGACATCGAAGCCCGCACCAACGCCGCCACCCCCGGACCGTGGGGCGTCTACACGTTCGGCGGCGACAGCCTCATCGAGATCGCCGCCGACCTGGAAGACACCGGCTGCGGCTACCGCGCCCGACGCACCATCGCCCGCTTCGAGGACGAGCCCCTCGACAACGACCCGGCGCACAGCGAGTGGACGGCGGAGGAGGACTGGGTGCAGGTCCGGGCGGATGCCGCGTTCGTCGCCCACGCCCCCGAGGACGTGCGTGCGCTGCTCGCCGAGATCCGCCGGCTGAATGCCGCGCTCACGCAGATCCGGCACCTGCACAAGGACTCCCCGATGGGCCCCTGCCCCGTCTGCATCGACGCTGACGCGGCCGCGGCGGGCGGTGACGGCCTCGTGCCCTACCCGTGCCCGACGGGCCGTCTCGCGGGCGCCCAGGACTGCGACCCGCCGCACGTGCGCGCTGCCGCCCCGTCCGCATGACCACGCAGCACGGGCCCACACCGATCAAGGAGACGACCATGACCGACGACACCCACGTCCAGCACACCTGGCAACTCGCCCGCGGCAGCGACGAGATCACCATCGACCTGTGGACCGACGGCTACAGCGTCCGCGTTGACGGCGGCGACCACGACGACTCCGAGGGCGGACGCACCGACGTCGACCGGCTCCTCGCCAAGTACCAGGCCGTCGGCTACCGGACCGTGAGGGACTACCCGGTCAACGACCCCGAGGACACGTCCGCCGACGAGCCGGCCGACAAGCCGGACGGATGCCCCGAGTGCGGCAGCCCCGTCGAGCACGCCTCCAACCACATCGCTGACCACCGTCAGGGCGACGCGTGGCTGTGCACCGGCTGCCGGTGGGGCGA